TGGCTATGCTTTACAGGCAGATAACTGTGTTATTGATAACTTTGGTCGCCTTGGTTCTCGTAAAGGTCATGTTTATAAAACATCATCTGGTGGTACGGGGACAGACCTCCGAGGTATTCATGACTTCATAGATGCTTCGGGCCATGTTGATTATATCTCATGGGGTGGTACAGATATCTACAAAGGTCTGGAAACCCTTACAGCCTTAACTACAGGTATTACTATTACAGGTGATGATTGGCAGGCAGTTACGTTAGGTGATGCAACTTATCTAGCGCAGGCTGGTCATCCAATGCTTAAAGTAAATAACTCCTTAGTTGTTTCTACCCATTCCACATCGCAGTATAGTTTTATTTCATCTGCGTATGGTCGCTTATGGGCAGGCAATGAAGCATCCGACAAACACACCTTACATTGTTCTGACTTATTGAATGGTTCTTTCAGTGGAGGATCTTCCTTCGATCTAGACCTACGAAAAGTATGGACTAAAGGCGGTGACGAGTTAGTAAGTGTTGCTGGCTTTAACGGCCTTGTCTTTGTGTTCTGTAAGAAGAGTATAGTTATTCTAGGAGATACTAATAATACAGACTTGACTATTACACCTACTACTCTACGAGTGGTGGAAGTATTAGACAATGTAGGATGTGTGTCTAGAAGCTCCATACAGGCCGTAGGAGACGATTTGTTCTTCTTATCGGATACTGGCTTGCGTTCACTTAATCGTGTCATACAAGAGAAATCTAACCCTATTACAGACCTATCAGTTAATGTTCGTGATGAACTAACAGAGATGATAGCATCGTCTGCTGAGAATCATATCAATACAATCTATTCTCCAGCAGATGCTTTCTATCTAATAGTATTTCCTACTGCCGAGTTGGTGTACTGTTTTGATACTAGAGGGCGTTTAGAGAATGGAGGTTTACGGGTAACTAAATGGCCTAACAGTTCTATCTTATGTGGTACTGCTACAGACACAGCTCTCTACTTTGGTATGGCTGATGGTATAGCCCAGTATCAGAATTATCAAGATGATGGTGCTTCTTATTTCATGTCCTACCACACTAACTACTTTGACTTTGATCAGCCTACAGTAACTAAAATACTAAAAACTGTAGGCGTAACTTTAATAGGTGGTAGTGGTCAGACGTTTGTAGTTAAAGTAGGTACTGATTACTCAGACCAACCTCGCTCCTATATTCGATCTGTTAAACAGAGTAGTGTATCTGAGTATAATGAAGTTGAATATGACGAAGCTGAGTACACAGGCGGTGGTTCTACAGACCGCATCAAGGTAGCTATAGGAGGACAAGGTAGTGTTCTTCAATTAGGCTTTGAGGCAAACATATCAGGTGATCAATTATCAATTCAAAAGTTTGACGTATATGTTAAACAAGGCAGGACTAACTAATGAGTAACTATATTAAGTCAACAAACTTTGCTGTTAAAGACGGCCTAGCCGTAGGCACAGCAGCTAAACGTGTACGTGGTACAGAGATTGATGACGAGTTTAACGCTATCGCCACAGCCAGTGCAACCAAAGCAAATGCTAATAATGCAACTTTAACAGGAAACCCTACAGCACCTACACAGTCTGCTGGTAATAGCTCTACACGAATAGCTACTACAGCGTTTGTACAAGCTGCGGTGACGGCAGCTATGGTAAATGGACATGCCTACCCCGTAGGTTCTATCTATACATCCATTAGCTCTACTAACCCAGCTACGCTATTAGGTGTAGGTACATGGGCAGCTTTCGGAGCTGGACGTACCTTAGTTGGTTTGGATGCATCTCAGACTGAGTTTGATACAGTAGAAGAGACAGGTGGTAGTAAGACACACACGTTGACTGAAGCTGAAATGCCGTCACACACTCACACTTATAAATATTCTGATCAAGATCAAGTAGAGTTGATTGGTAGTACTATTACTGATATATCTGAAGTGGATGAAGGTGGCTCTACTCGCACTACTAACTCAACTGGTGGCGGTAGTGCACACAATAACTTACAACCGTACATAACTGTATACTTCTGGAAGAGGACTGCATAATGTGGAATTTACTCCCATCTTTGTTAGGGGCTGTTGGTTCCTACCAAGCACAAAAGAAACTAGGTCAGGCAGGAGACAAGATGTTCTCTGCTGGCGATCAGGCATGGGAACGTGGCCAGTATAAACCTTATGGTGTAACTACTGGTGCAGGTTCAGCATCCTTTGAGGATGGACAAGCTAAGTTTGATCTTGACCCTCGTTATCAACAACAACAAGATCAGATGTTTGGTCTAGGCCAGTCTGCTCTACAAGCTGCTGGTGGTGATTATGACCAACTAGCTGGACAGATGTATGATCGTCAACGTGCTTTAGGAGCTAGTAGTCGTGCTGCTGAAGCTCAAGCATTAGGCGAGAGTATGTTTGGTTCTGGTACACAAGGCTTACGTGTTGCTGGTGAAGCTCTAGGAGCTGGTGCTGGTGCAGGTAAACTTAGCCCACAAGGTTTTGGCTTTGCTCAAGCGTTTGCACAACAGGATGCTGTTGATAGAGCTAATGCTTTCAACCAAGCACAGATGCAAAAAGAACGTGATGTGAATTTAGGTTTAGGTATGTTCAGTCAAGGTCAAGCGATGGATCAACTTGGTTTAGGTATGTTAGGTCTTGGTGGTGACTTAGGTTCACAGCAAGCTTCTGCTCATTCCAATGCCATGCAGAATCTAATCAATGCTTATGGTGAGGGTGCTGGTTATATGGCACGTAGAGGTCAGTCTATAGCTGGTGGTCTGCAAGGTTTAGGTGGTAGCTTAGGTAGACTTGGTGGTTCAGGAGGTTCAGTTGCTAACTTTGGCGGAGGCACTGCGGGTAGAGGCTTCATGAAGTATAACCCCCTCCCTGCTCATAGAGGTAACGCACCTGTGTATAACCCACATGGCGGAAATTTAGTTGGCTCATATCGTCGACGCTCTGATGGCACACACAGCGGAGGATTTTAATTATGAGTGACGTATTAAGTTTATTTGGTATGCATCCTGATGTACTTCAACAGCGACGTGTACAGAATGCTGTAGATCAAGCTGGTCGTATGTCAGCAGACTATGCTATTGGTTCTGCTGGTGGTCAGATGTTAGGTGCTGGTATTAATTCAGCCTTTGGTTTACAGACTCCTGAGATGGCACAAGCCTCCAGTATTCGTGAGGGTTTAGCAGGAGGTGACTTAGGTTCTGTTGAGGGACTACGTGCTGCTGCTCGGAAGTTAATGGTTAGTGGTGATTATGCACAGGCAATGGCTCTACATCAAGAAGCAAACGATCTAGAGAAGGCCCAACAAGTTAAGGCAATAAAAACATCTGGTGTTAAAACTTACTTGCTACCTGATGGCACTAAAGTATTAGGTGGCATGAGAGGCGATGTTCCTGTGTATCGTAAGGATAATAAATGGGTACCTTTACCTGATGGTGCTATACCTTTCACTGAGGGAAGAAATCCTGGGTCTGTAACGGGAAGTGACAAAGATGCAGCATTAAAATCCATGGCAGGTGAAGGCTGGACAAGTACTATTGGTGGTCTTGATCGACAAGGTAAGCAACTCATGAGTGAGTGGATAGCTGCACGTACTAGAGAGCTTGAAGCTGACTATGGTAATTTAGTTGAAGCCCATAATCAAGCTGTGGGTGAAGCAGCTACTCATATAAAGGGTTCAGGGACTCTGTTTGATAGTTTTACTTGGACAAACCCCGTTGTTGAGTCTACTCCTGAGTCTACTCCTGAGTCTACTCCTACGCCTACTCCTGAGTCTACTGCTGGGTCTACTCCTGAGTCTACTCCTGAGTCTACTCCTGAGTCAGCTCTACTTCCACAAGATGCTGTTGCTGCTTCTGTAGTACAACAACTTACCTCTCAAGTTGCACCTGCTGGCGTAGAGAATTTGTCTATGTCTGATCGTATTGCCTTGGAGAATGAGGCTCTTACTCGTATCATGGAAGAGGCTGACGTAACTCGTAAACAAGCACGCAATCTTTATCATAAAGTTACTACAGGAAAGGCAAGGGAGTACCAAGTAGTGACTCACCCTGAGACAGGGAAGCAGTTTCTAATTGACCCTACTGGCTTTGATCAGAAAGTATATCCATATACAGGTAAATAATATGACAACTCCTACATGGGCAGAGTTAATGGAGATGCAGGTGGATAAAGGTTCATCTGTACCTACATGGAAAGAGTTGATGGAGATGCAGCAACCTTCTGTGGCCCCTCCAGTAGAGGGAGAAACTTCCTTTGCTAAAGGCTTTGCAGAAGGTGAAACATTCTCTCAACAGGCTGGTGACTATCTAGGCGCTGTAACAGGCGCTGCCCCTGAGATATCCTATTGGAACGAGGAAGAGGGTTATCATCTTCCTAGGTACTCTTCATCTGAGGAGTTATATGGTGATGATTGGAATGACATAGGTACTGATGAACGTCGTAAACGTATCGTTGCTTTACGTGAACAACGCTTACAGGAACAGTATGGTGATGTTGAGGGTTCCACCTTTGGCAACATCGTAGGTGCTTTAACTGACCCAACATCTCTTCTCCCTGTAGGTGCTACATATAAAGGGATGGCTGCAATAGGTGGTGCTGTAGGTGGTTCTTATTCCGTAGCTGATCAGTTACTTCATAAAGGCGAAGTTGATCCAGTTGAAGCTGGTGGTCATGTAATAGCTGGAGCTATATTGGCTCCTGTTGCTGGTTATGGTTTCAATAAGATAGGTCAAGCAATCACGGCTAAGTCTGTTAAAGGAGCTAACCAAGCATTAGACGATCTTGATGTACTAGTCTCCCACAACATAGCTACATATGGCACTGCTCCTGAACAAGCGGTGGAGGCAGCTTCTCAAAAGCTAGGTCTATCACCAGAGGATTTACTTAAAGCTTCTAAGATTGCTAATAGAGAGCCTAAGATACCTACTCCTGAAACTGCTGTACAGATGTCAGAAAAGGCACAGGAAGCCGGTCTAGCAGCTAAGGTTGTGCTAGGTATCTCTTCTCGTATTAAAGAGTTCTCTCCTAGAGTACATCATGAACTACGGAAGTATGAGACAGGTCTTTTAAAGAAGACACAGGAACGTCAGGACAAGGCTGCTCCTTTTATTAAAGCACTGAAAAAGTACACACGTAATGAAAGGGAGAAGATTGGTCAGCGTTTAATGAATAGTGATTATGATGGGGCTAAGGCTCTACTCACTAGAGGTGGTCGAGCTGAACTGAATGTTATTAAAAACATGGTAGCAGAAGATGGTAAGTTACTTGAGTCACAGATTAAGGATTTCAAATCTTTAGAAAACTACTTCCCTCGTAGCGTGAAAGACTTAGAAGGTTTACGTGCTGCAATAGGCAAGAAAGATCCAGAGGCAGCGAATGGACTACGGAAAAGTCTGAAAGAGTTACTGGAAAAGGAAGGTGTGAAAAACATCAATCAACTACCTGAAGAGGCTGTGACTAAGTTGGTTACAGTTGCTATGAACAAAGCATACCCTCGCGTGTTGACTGGACATAAGGCACATCGCTCTGTTCAAGATGTACCTCCTGAGTTAATGAAGTTCTACGATGATGCTGGTTCTTCTATTGTTAAGTACATTGATTCCTCTACTCGTTCTTTTGAGAAGAAGAAGTTCTTAGGTGTTTCAAACCTCAAGAGTGGTGATATTGACGAGGATGCTATCCTATATAAGACTCTAGGTGAGGAACTTAGACGAGGTCGTATTGATGACACTGGCTTTGAGCAGATTAAGGAAATGCTGCAAGCTCGTTTCACTAAGGGCGAGGAAGCGATGACAGGCTGGGTAAGTACTGTTAAAGACATTGGCTATATGTCCTCACTTGGTCAGTTCCGTTCAGCAGCTACTCAGTTAAAGGATATAGGTACGGCTGCCTACCTACATGGGATTATGCCTACAATCAAAGGTGCTCTTAATTTTAAGAGTACAAAGGTACATGATGCTGGTTTAGCAAATACTGTAGCTGCTGAAATGAACCAGAGTGGAGCAACTAAGAAGTGGTTAGATGCTTCATTATCCATGAGTGGCTTTAGAGCTATTGATAGATTTGGTAAGAAAGTTCTACTTGAAGCATCCATGCTTAAAGGAAAGAAATTAGCATCATCACCTAAAGGTGTAGCTGTTCTTAAGAAGAAATATGGTGAGGCTTATGGTAAGGACTTTGATCAGTTGGTATATGATCTAAAGAATGGTGTTGAAACTCCTGATACTGAACTGTATCGGATGCATGAACTATTCGATACTCAACCAGCAGCTCTTAGTGAGATGCCTGAGAAATACCTTAACCATCCTGATGGACGCATTGCTTACTCTCTCAAGTCTTTTGGTTTGAAGCAGCTAACCTTACTACACAATGATATCATCAAGAAAGGTAAGACTGATAAGGTAGGTGCTACTAAGGCAGCTCTCAAGTATGCTGCTTATATTGGACTTGCTGGTGGTACAGTAGACGAGGCTAAAGACTTCATGGCTGGTGAGGGATTCCATCCTGAAGATATTCCTGATAACGTAGTGGAGAACTTAACAGCCTTATTCTTTATCAACAAGTATTCTATT